TTGGTGTCAGGATCATCGCCCGCGTCGATCGTCAAACCGAGGTAAGCGCACATGCGCCGAAGCTGAGCGGGCTCCAGCTCGTCAAGCACAGTCAAAACATGCTTAGAGCTGTCAATTGTGTACCCTGCATCCTCAAAATAGGACGTATCAGCGCTGGCCGCCATAGCCGCGACGCCCTTAGCGAAGTCAACTTCGCCCCACGCCATGCTGTGCTGTTCGTTGGTTGCGTAAATTCTAGGCATCAGGTTTTTCTCCTTTCTGCTGCTTCGATTTCTTTGGCGCATTTTCGGTAACTTCGTAACCTTTACGCCTAAACCATTCAGCGGTGTTATCGTTGTCAGTCTCCCCGACACCGCCTGAAAACTGCACGCCCGCCGACACACCTTTGTAGTTATCGACGGGCGATTTCACAGTATACTTCATATCGCTGCCTCCTAAGAGACCTTGACTTTGCGGAGCACGCCAGCGGAGCGAGTCGCCTTGAGAGCCATAGCCGCAACCATTTCGACTTCACCCTTCTTGACCGCACCGGGTTCCGTCATATTCGGCATGTACCTGTTCACAAGAGCAGAACCGGACGGAGAAACGCCATGCACGCCATCAAGAGCAATGCGAGCAGCATAGATGTCAGTCTCACCGGTGGCGCCGTCAATGCCGATAATCGGGTTGCTTGTACCGGGCTTATCACCAAGAGGCATAAGCGGGATACCCTGATATTTGGTCACAGGCTTGCCAAACGCGTCCACATCGCTTGTCGAGAAGTAACCGCTCCGACGTGCAATACCGCTCATGATCGCATAAAGTGCACGGTTCATCATCAGAGCAGACGGAGCGCCGTCCAGTGTAGCAAGCCACGCATCCAGGGTGTCCATGAACAGGTTGAAGTTTGTCGTGATGTTCGCGGACGTGGAGAGGTCAATCGCGGCAGCCGGAATTTCTTCCGTAGTGCTGCCCGTAATCGCCTTGTCGAGGCCATCAAACTCAGTGGCAACAACACCGCTGTCACCGTTGATGAACATGTCCTCAAACAGCGCCCTCGTCGCTTTGATTTTCTGCTCCATCTGGAACTGGATGTGGTTGACCACCTGAGTTTCATCGTTGATGATCACGCGGTCAAGCTCAAAAGAGCCGCCAAAAACCTTCAGCTCGACGGTATAGGGCGTTGTTTTGGTTTCCTGCGCAACATACTCAGCGTTGATTGCGCGAGTTGCCGCCGTCGGCAGCGTGGTCACACGGTTGTACACGTAAGCCAGCGTGTTGCCGCCCTGCGGTTTGACCGTGTTGTCAAACACCATTGCTTCAAGCAACGGGGATTTTCTGAACTCGTCAATGACAAAGTTCGTGAGTTTGCTCTGCGAGAGAGTCCTCGCTTCAGCTAATGTAATAGGCATATAGGTTCATCCTTTCTGTTTTTTTTACTTTCCGAATACCTCGGATTTGATTTCGTCGGCGAATGTCTTTTCATCACCGGCACCACCGCCGGCATTCTGCTGCATGCCGGTTTTACCCTGGGTCTGCGTTTCAAAATAGAACGCATAGTCCTTTTTGAGCTGCTCGAGCTGGCCATCAAGGCCGAGAACCTTGTCACCGTCGAGCTTGATCTCGTCCATGTTAAGGTGAGCTTTCACTCCAACGGGATCCTTTACGCCCGTGAGAGCGGCGTCGATCTTGCTGTTAAGCTTAACCTTGGCAAGCTCGGCTTCGTGCTCTGCTTTGGCTGTCTTGTTGGCTTCCTGCAGTTCGTTGATCTTCGCTTGCAGCCCTGCTGCATCAACCTTCTTGAGTTCTTCGAGCTGGCTGTCGCGGTCTGCAAGCTGTGTCATAAGGTTTTTTTTCTCTTCGTTGAGAGAATTGAAATCTGCGCGGGCAACAAACCCCTTGCCGATCTCCTTCGATACCGCCTTGTCGATTTCGTCAGTGTAGCTATCACCGAGAATAGTCTTTAACCAATCCATTCTTGTCCTCCAACCGCTATCCTTTTTGTCGAGCCAGTCCTCGTGTTGCGGCGCACATATTGTTTTCCGTGTGCCCGGTTAATTTTGGGTATAAAAACAGCACCCGTGAAGGTGCCGTGTTTATCTTGATATGAAAAAACCACCGTGGTGGTGGTTTTAATTCGTTTCTATAGTCTTGATCTCATCTTCGTAAAGCTCATAAGTTCCGTCGTCTGCATTTAAGTCTATGCTCGCAATTGCTGGATCGTTGTCTAAAGCTGATGTGTAGCCTTCATACTGACCAATCAATTGTGTGCCATCAAGCAGCAAAACCTTAAGCTTTGTTTCTCCTGACAGATTTTCGATTTTTTTTAGCTCTTCCCAAAGGTTCACTTTTTACACTTCTTTCTTAGGAACTATGTGAGTTCCTGTTTTACGATAATGAATCTTAAACGCCGATGTCGTTGATTGATTACCATCTGGATCAATGGTAACGCCTATTGGTGAATCTGCCTTTACGATTTCTTTCTTTACAAACTCACCTTTACCATTTTTCTCAAAAGTGCCGGTTCCCGCAAATCTATTAACCAGCTTTTGCGCATCGTCTAAAGACCCAAACACATAACTTTTACCTTCCACGTAGTTAGGTGAATCCTTTATGTGCTTTTCTTGTTGGCTTTTGATGATTTTAAGCGGCTGCTGTCCCGACTTAATATCATCCTTCATTGCCTTCTTGCTTATATTATACGCCTCATGCTTCTTTCTGGCAATATCTTCTGCTTTCTTTGCGGCCCACGTGGCTTTTGCTGCCTCTGACCGCCCAAAACCGTAAACCTGCTGACGGTCTTTACGCTGAGTCCGCCGTGTCTGATCGAGGAAGCTGTTAAGTTTAGCTTCTTTATCTTTGAGCTTGAGCTGAGCTTTTAGCTTGCCCTCTTCGTCGCCGATCGCGTCAGCCGCGAGAATACGACGCTTTTCTTGGCGGATCTCGCGTTCAAGATACCGCTGATGCTGAGACTCTTTGTATATCTGCTCGTTTTCGTCCTCGTCGTATGGTTTGTATGTTTGCTCGCTTAAACCTTCGAAGAACGGGTAGAACTCATGGCCACAATGTACCCCCTTAAGGCCGTCCACAGTGCCATAGCCGGTAGATGTAACGAAGTCCGGGTATTCACTTGTGGCACCGTTTAGACTGTATATTTTGCCCTGCCACACTGAATGAGACGGACGAGCGCCCGCGTGACTTGAAATCTCAACAAGATTACTGCCCCACTCTTTAGCACGTTCAAGCTGGACCTTGCCCGCAGTCTGGCTCGTGCTGGTGAGTATGGCCCGGCGAACAGCAGCATCAACAGGGTAATTGATCATCTTGCCGTTTTTACTGTATTTGATACCCGTGATGCCCTTATCTGCAAGATCGCGGACAGCTGACCTTATAGCATCCGTGTAGCTTCTCACGCCCAGGTTTGTCTCAAGATATACCTGATTCACGATATCGGTAAAAGCTTTGCTTGCGCTTTGTATAGCTGTCGTATTGACAAGATTAAGCGTACTCTTTGCGTTGCCTATCGCCGCGCTGAGTATCTGCTGTACGCCCTCAGACGCCCGCAGCGGGCCAGCGGCGGATGGAAGCAGGCCTTTGTCCAATGCCTTGGCATAAATACTCTCATCGAACTCCACAGCCTTGTATCCAGCCTCTGTGAGCAGAGAGGTGATCTCTTTTTCTGTCTTCTTGGTATACTTGGCGATGAGCTTTATATTTTCCTGATTCAAAGCACCGAGTTGATTGAGCTTCTCGACCTGCCAGGCAAGCATGCCGGATATTGATAGCCCCTCAAGTACAGAGAAACGAGATGCCACATTTGTGAGCAGATCGCTCTCAATGCGCTGATATACTTCAAACAGCTCAGCGGCCATTTTCTCAATTTGAGCGAATGAAAGCATTATGCGCCTCCACCGTACAGATCAGGCACTTGAGGTTCCGGCGGTCTGCGCTTTGCGATCTTATCGACAAGCTCCTGGGCCGCTTCTTCCTCAAGATCTCGAGTAATCATGAAATACTCGACATCGTCAATAATGCCCGCGCTTTGTTCTCTCATGGCCCTGTTGGCTATGGCATCGGTATCCTCAATAATCGAATCG